ACTGTCTCAGCATTAGCAAGGACTGCTTGCGTTGCGCCGAGTGCAGTCTGTGCATCGCTTGCATAGCCTGACGCATCATTGGCGTGGCCTAGTGCTGTCGTTGCGTGACCACTTGCGGTTGTTGCTGAACCTGCGGCATTTGATTCTGAAATAGCCGCATTAGACGCTGACTCAGCGGCGGCAGAAGCTGAAGAAGCGGCGTTGGTAGCCTGAGTAGTGACGGCTGTGACTGTCGCATCAGTCGTAGAATCCCCTGCTCCACCTATACCACGATATAGTGCCATTGAAATCTCCAGTTATAGAATTAGGAAGACCCCTCCGAAGAGGGGCCTGGGGGTTTACTTAGGCGTTGAAAACCAAAGTAAGTGCTGACTCAGGACGTAAAACCTTTACGCCGTACAGAGTGTCAGCAGTGAACAGATCAGCAAGATACTGTTGCATATACTGAGTCTGTGAACGAACACCCATTTGCTCTACGAATACCATCGCATCGCGGTGTCCAAGGATACCTGCCTTAAGGTCTCCACCGGCGGTGTTTTGAGCCGCTGTTTCGATAACTGGGCAGTTTGTAGAGACATAAATGTCAATACCGTACAGAGAACCAATGTTACCATTCACTGTTGGCTGACCTGATACGAAATCAGATGAGTTGTAGCGAGTGATACCACGGATTGTTTGTACAACTGAAGGAGGTACAACCAGGAAACGACCGTCCATTGGCGTGTCGTTGTCATCTAGCTCTTTCACAGCTTCACGGAAGCCTATGTCAGAGAAGATGTCAGCCGCAGCTACAGTGTCAACAGCATAAGCTGTCAAGTTTGTAGAATCATCCATGTAGAATGAATTGCTGTGTACCCAGTCAGCACCATCAGAGTCTCCGAAAGACTTACCAAGAGCGAAGAGGTCAGTATCAACCTGCTTTGCCAACGCATAACCTGCGTCTGAAGTGTAGAACTGACGAAGTGAAGACAGAGCTTGCACGTCAGTGATGTCTTCGATCAAACGAGAATACTCGTAATGCTGATCGATAGCGACTTGCACTTCTGATTCAGTGTTAGTGATCAAAGTCACTTGGTTTTCTGAAGTCTTTGCAGACGCATCGCCACGAGTAGGCTTAGGGATATGGATAGTATCGCCTTTCTTGCCTGTCATTGGCATACGGTTTACAAGATTAGCCAAAACGAGAGACTTCTCGTAGGCCGCGATGATCTCGTCAGACCAAATCTCTGGGATAAAAGTAGCCGCAGTAGTATTGGTGACGGAGTTGGTTGGAGAAAATTCACCTGCCATTTTAAGCTCCTTAATGCTTTAGTAGGTTAGCGCACTCGTCCATCAGCGTAAGCTTTCATAATTTCTGGTTGAAGCTGTTGATAACGCTTAGGATCAGATTGCATAAGTTTAATAATATCAGCACGACGATAGATTTTACGACTTGGTGCTTCTGTTGATCCTGAAGAAGTTCCAGTAGATGCTGCTTTTAGTTGTCGTTTACGATCTTGCTCTTGTACTTTAGCTGTTTCAGAAACTAAGTTAGTACGCTCTTTCCAAAGTGTAATTAACTCATTAGCCGCTTCAAAGTCAAAGTATTTATCAGCACGTTCGTATAATTCACGACGAACAGCAGTACTGTCCTTCCATTCTTGAAATTTGACATCTTGAATTACATTAAGAAAATCAGGATGACTATTTGTCAATTGAGCTAATACTTGTTGTTGCTTCATAGCCATTGAAGTTTCTTCAGCTTGTTTAAGCTTAGGATGATTTTCAATTGCTTTTGCAATAGCTCTTTCAGGATCTGAGAAAAAGTCTATTTCTTCGTCAGGTTCTTGTTGTGGGCTTGGGGCCGCTTGCATCTGAGACTTAACGAAATCATCAACAATCTTCCTCAATTCTCCAACTTCAGAACTTTGCCTTCCTAGAAGTTTTTCGGCTTCCTGATGCATTTGGACGATATCTTTGATATCTTTTCCTTGATATTTTTCAGGAATACCACTATCTTCTTCAGGCTCTTGAGTAGTCGCTAGGGTTGGCTCTTCAGCTTCTTGGACTTCCTCTGGTTCCTCAAATGAAGAAAACTGTTCGGTTTCTTGTTGATCTTCGGGTTTCGGATCAAGTAATTGTGCCATATTTTTAAACTCCGTGCTACAATAGCATTATGGAAAAATTATTTTCTAGCGGCTCTCTCGTGATCTCTAGCCCACTTATCATCAGCATCGGGCCATCCGACTCCTATGAAATGTGAAGATACACTTGAGATTATCCGCTGTGCGGTTTCACCACATTCTGGACAAGAAGCAAATGCATCAAACGCATCCACCCATTGTTCTTCAATGTGATGACATTGTGTGCATTTGAAATCATAACGCCTAATCATCATTAGACTCCATGTCAAATGCATTTTTTATCCCTGTCTCAAAACGTGTGATGTTCAATAGTGAACTTCGTTGTCCTTTGACAAAGGATAAATCTAAGTCATCTTTAATATCTTCGATGACGTAAGAATCTAATAGATCTTGTGCTTCAGTTACAAATTGTTTCCAACCTGGGTGTAAGAACAAGTCTAAATAGTTCTCATAGTATTTTTCATCTTCAGGTGCTAACAAAAGCATTCTCCTGTATTATTAATATAGATATTATACCATAAAAAGCTTGATTTGTCAAGAGGCTTGTGCTATAGGAGCCCGTTTTTGTTGTGTTTTGGGTTTATTTGATTGCTCTTCTAAAGCTTTTATGCGTTCGTCATAGCTTTTAAGAATGGCATTCACTTGTTGTAGAATGTTATCCAGTTCTTGTTTAGTGACCATTATTGACCTCTCATTTGCATTTGTACTATATCTTCTTTTGTTTCAATCTCACGTTGCTTAAGTGCTAATTCAGCAATTTTCGCACGTTGATTAAACTCTTGCTCGGTAGGATCTTGACCCATACCTTTCATAACAGCAGCATACCGTTTGGTCTCACTATCCACAGGTAACAACTGTGTTTCAACTTGATTCTGCTCAATACGAGTCATAACTTCTTGTGTTTGAGCATTTGTATAATCAAGAATAGCTTGTTCTTTAGCCATCTGCATTTGTTGAGCCATTTGTTGCATTTGTTGAGCTTGTGGATTTGGCTGCATGGCTTGTTGTAAGCTTGCAATGATTTCTTCACGGTTGCTTAAGTTCATGTTATCCACAATCGCTTGGATCAACAGTGGGTACATTGGCGAGTCTTGACCCATCGTTTGTAGCAATTGTACAAGTTGTGTCACTTCATACTCACGGGCAATGATACCTAATGAACTAGAAGCAACAAACTTAAAGTCCTTCGCAGGATAACGCTCTGGATCAAACTGCATATAACGATACGCAACTTTTTGTACCAAAGGAATCAAGAAGGCTTCTTGGAAGTTAATCAATGTGCGCTTGTGACGCTTAATGATTGCACCAAGCGACATGGAGATACCTGCCGCTGTAGCATCTCCATTAATCGATCCTGGGATACCGGCGGCATCGATAGCTCCAGTAGCCATCTGGACCATTTGCTGCAGAGTCGCTGATTGATTAAATGTATTTGCATCAACACGACCGAAGTTAAATGGTTGTAAGATTTCTGAAGGGTTTCCGTTTGTTAAAATTGCTTTACCAGGGCGGACTTCTAATTTAGTTCCACGAGGAAGCCTAGAAGCGTCTACAGCCATCATTGGATGCACTGTAAGTGATAGAGCGTCAATACGAGCACGTAACTCTGTATCAAGAGCCTTCTGAGCATTATAACCCTTCTCGCAGATACCACGTCCCCAGAAACGACCAGGAACAACGTCCCAAGGAAAAGACACAACAGGACGATCTTTCATCATGAATGGGTTAGCTTCAGCTTTTAGCAATACACCACCATTGGCAATAACAATGATTGCTTCTACATACTCTGTCTTATCTTTAACAGTTTCACCTTCATCAGCATCTTCGTTGAACAACTCACGAGGAACTAAACCATAATATTTAGTCAAGCGTACTTTGTCGTCTGTGTATAAGGTTAAGTCTTGTGTTGGCTCAAGATCAATATCGACCGCAGCTTCTTCAACATCAACATCTTTCCGGTAAATACCTGCTTCCTGTGCCATATGAATTTGATGGATAGGCACATACTCATCAATAGCAACACCTAAGGCTTCTTTGATGCTTGTGGCTACAGGATCAATGAGGAAGTTCTGTGGCATTACTGGACGAACTTTAAACACTGTTCGTGGTTGTTCCATTACTCCGACAGCTTGCATTCCGCCTTCAAGTATTGGTTGTGTCGCAGGAATAAGCTGAAGTTCTTCATCCGCCACAATTTCTGCTACACCAGTACCGAAAACAGCAGCATTTAGAATACACTCTGCAATTGCTTTACGAGCAGAAACAAACTTAAAGTCTTCATCAAGATGATTACGCAGATGGTAGATATCAGAACTATCTTGGTCCATCATGTCATCTTGAATGTCAAACCACTTACCACGTCCAAATGTTGCTTCTTCAACTTCGGCAACAGCAGACTCAACGGCTTGTTGTAAAGCAGGTGAAATAATACGAGAGCGTTCTGACGCTCGCATCATATCTTCAGCAGCCCATTGACCTCTCCATAGACGATAGTACTCATCAAACTTTTCCTTGTAGTTTGATTCGTAGTGATCACGCCATTGGTTACATTTGTTAATGACCCAAGACTCAAGAGATGTTGGGTCGATTGAGTGATTTTCATATTCCATGTTAATATCCTGCTACAGGGTCTAAGATTTCAAAATCATCGTGATCGTAGTCGTAATAGTACGATACGTTAGCCAGTTGGTCGATATAAGCTAACGCATCAACCAAGTCATCATGCACAAGTGCATTAGGAAACTGAAAGAGTTCGTCTAGGAACTGAGGTGTCCAGTCGCCCTCATTCAGGGTAATTTGTCCGTGTTCAAATCGACCTTGTAAAGCCCATACAACACGATCAGTTTTCTTCTTGTTGCCATGCGTCAATTCCTCGACTCTGAAGAATCGTTGCTGTGACTTCATAAGGTCTGTCAGGTAAGGAAGTACCGCATTCTTTAAGGCTCCTTTTTCGATACCAACCGCTACTGGTTGATACGCATTGACAGCCTCGAATATTTTCCTTGCGGTCTTTTTGATATCCCAACGACCATGTACAATATCTGCTACCCACCATCCGTGCTCATTCGCCTTAACTATTGCAATCGCTGTTTGGTCGAGTTTCTTATTTTTAGATTTCGTCGCACTTTCAACATCAGCAAAACCTGCAAGATCCACTGCAATATAGTAGTCACCAATCTCAGGCTCATCAGTATCAAACTTAACCCAGTCTTCTTTAAAGATTTCTGAGCCCATTGCTTCAAACGATGCCATAAATTCTTGTCGAAATGCATAGGACGACATGGACTTCTTAGCGACATCAATTTCGTCTGGGTCGAGTAGTGGATTGTCATAAGACGTAAAATGCCACGCCTTATAAGTCTCATCACCTGACATCTCCGCATATTTAAATAACTCGTAAAAGTGATTACGGCCCATAGGTGTCCCTATGAACATCGCTTGGCCCTTCTGATCCGCCAAGGCAGGTCTCAAGATGGTTTCCCACACCGAGGGCTTCATATCCGCATATTCGTCCATTACAAGGAACTTAAGGGAGACACCACGCATTGTCTCTGGTCTATCAGCACCTTTGAGACTGATGGTTGCACCGTTGACCAGTTTGATTGTTAGGTTGTTAATATGGCTACCTGTGATGACAGGGTTACCTAACTCCATCAAAGTGTTCCACATGATGTCCCTAGCCTGTCCTTGTGTAGGCGCGACGTAGAAGACATGACCACGTTCAGTTTGTAGAGCGTTGATAATAAGTAACCAGGCCGCTAGACGAGACTTACCAGTACGCCGACCTGCAGCAACAACCTTAAACCGTGTGGTGTCTGCAAAGACATCCTGTTGCCACGGAAGAAGCTCTACGTTAAGTTCTGTACTCACAGACCGCCTTTGAATAAGTCTTCGTCTAGGTCGAGTGATTCAATTTCGTCTGTTTTTAAAGATTCAGCGTAATTCTTTTTAAGGTCTCTTACCCGTGGTAAATCAGCGACTCCCGCAGCGTCATTGATTGCTTTAACTTCTGCGTCATCTAGTATACGATTAACTTTTAACGCGCCACCAATTAACCAATCACCTTCCATGTTTGGATTTGTTTTAAATCGGTAGTAACCGCCTTCAGGAATTTGATCTCTAATGTCAGCAGTTGATAAATCAAGTGTTCCATCTTTCTTATACTTAGCTCGACTCAATGCTTCTGCTTGCCAATCAACATCAGCGGGCATTTCTACTTCCGCCCATACTTCATTATCGTTTCTGGCAGTGGGAGATGTTATGCCAAGTTCTGTTGCTTCTTTTCGACTTAGTTTACTCCCTGTAGTTGGATCTGCTTTGGTTCCAATATGCTTTGCTACGGGAAACTCTCCTGCGTGCCATCCCGGTCGTGGGGCAAACGATCCTTTGGTAGCTTTACTGGAGCCTCCAATAACCTTACCAGTTTCAGGGTCAATTCTTCCTATTTCAGCCGGAAGCCATTTTCCTACAGGAACCGGAACGTCTGCATTAATAAACAACGGGTAAAGTTTATCGCCTTTCTTTCTAAATAACTTGTAAGCCTTGACGGTTTTTTTAATAGGCGGCCCCACTAAAGGAACTGCACCAACACCTGAAATTACAGCGTCCCAATAATCTCCGGCATCATAAGCTTGTTTTGCATCATAAGCAGATAATAATTCTCCTAAACCGGGAAGATTTTCCGCCACAGTTTTAATTTCATCTAGGTTGGTTAAATCTTGTGCTTCCGGTAAAGTTTCGGGTGTATAACCCATCGTACCCATACTAAACAAACTAGCCATCTGGTTTAACTTCCTTCATCATATCGACAAGCTCTTTACTACGACGACCAACCTGACCATACCACTTAGAGTTAATCATTTCGTTAGCCGCCATGATGTAGTTGCCTTCATTAACGTAACGTATCATGTTCTTAAACTTTGATAGACGATTTCTACCAAGGTTGAATGCCATGTTGATGCAGACTCTTTGGCAGTCCTGAGGATGACTGTCAAGATTCATAAAGATTG